CGGTGTCGACCGAGCCGGAGAAACTTTCGAGCCACCAAACTTGTGAGAGATCAATCGCGTCATAACGCGCGCCAATACCAAACTCGTGATCTATGTAAATGATGCCGTTGCCGTAGGCGCCGATCTGCCGGTAAGCCTGGTACATGTTGGCTTGAAAGCGCGCGCGCGGCGCCTGGCGCATGTCAAACAGGGTGTCGGCAACCTCCTCGCACCACCGGCGCACCTCGGGCAATTTGTCAATGTTGGGATCGCGGGCGCGCAAGCTATGCCATTTCTGCGTTGCCGGCGTGAGCATGCTCTCGATCGCGGCGGCGAAACGCGGCAGAGCTCGCGGCGCGGTGTCATCGAAAAGGCGTTGCGTGTTTTTCTGGCCCTGTGACGTGATTCGCTGGAAACGGTTTTGATCGGGCAATACCAGGTCACCCACCTCGGTCCACTGATTGTCAAACGTCGACCGGCCCGTTTTCATGAGCTCGTGGCGCTTGGTCGTCTCGCGTATCTGCTCGATCGTGAGCATGTCAATCCTTTAGCTCGGCGTCGAACATCGCACGCCAGGTAGCCGCCGCGCCTTTGCCCTCTTGCATCGCCATACTTCCCGCGCCAATCATCGCCTCGGTCGGCTCGCGCGGCATCGAGCGTTTGACGCCGGTGCGCCGGTGAGCTCGGCGCAACGCTTGACACGCGGCGCATTGGCACGTCGAGGTTTGCACGGTGAGCATGTCAGCCGGTGCCGAGGATCGCCTTGGCGCTCATAACCGATTGCGGCGCGGCCGCGCTCCCGGCCGCCTGGTTGCCGCCGCCAAGCATGCTGAACGCATCGGGCACGAGAATGGTGGAGGCCGCACCACGGCGCCGGCGCAAACGATCGGCGTAATCGTTCGCTTGCGCGGCCGTGTCGATCGTCGGCACCGGCTCGGGCGGCGGCGGCGTCGGGATATTGGGCTTGCTGAATAGCGAGCTCATGTGCGGCCTCCTCGTTTCTACTTTGGCGCGGCCGCTGGCGTCGACGCCGGCAGATACACCACTTCCGATTGCGTGCCCGGCCCGTACCACAACACAAACGGCTTGTAATCGGCCGGCGTGCCGTCCTTGGGCGCCGGCGCGCCCGCGCCCTCGGGCAGCGGCACCACAATGCCCGCCCCTGCCGGCAGTTGCGGCCGCGAGGGCAGATAGATCGGCGGCGTAACAACGCCCTCCGGCGGCGGTACGGGCAGCGCATTGCCGGGGTGTCCACCTGATCCCGGCAAACCGGCGTCGGGGTGTCCCGGTGCCCACGGTAAACCCGCATCGGGATGACCGGGCCCCCATGGCAAACCGGCGTCGGGATGACCGGCTCCAAAGCCGGGTCGACCATAGCCGGGGTCAGCCGGCGCCCAACCGCCGCCCGGCCGGCCGTAGCCGGGGTCGGTCGTGGAAACCGGATCGACATACACCAGGCCATTGCTCAGTTGTCTTACTCGTGCCAAAAACGCGTGCATGGTGTTTCCTTTCTGTTGTTAGTTGAAACGTGTCTCAGTTGTTTCGATCGCGGTCGTCGCGGCGATCGTCGCGCTTTGTTTGTCGCTCATCACGATTGGCTTGCCGCTCGGCTTGAGCGGGTTGTCGGCCGGCTTGCCGCTCGTCACGATTCGCCTGGCGCTCGTCGCGCTTGCCTTGCCGGTCGCGGTCGGGCCGCTCATGGCCCGGCGTGCCAGGCACAAAACCCGGCGGCGTCTCCTCCTCGGGCGGCGGCACAACGCCGTCTTTCGAGCCCTTGACCACGAGCAAGTTTTGATCGGTGCAAATGACAACGCCCGAGGGGTGCCCGTTTTCGTGCGCACCATAGTCGTAATAAATGCCGGTGAAAATGTCATAGCGCGGCGGCCCGTTGCCGCCCATGACGGAGTTGTAATCGGCGGTCGACATGAAATCCTCAATTTCAAAATCGCCGAACTTGTAAATAAACCCGCTGCATACGGCCGCTTGTTGCCGGCGCCCTGGTATGCCCTGCTCGCCGCCTGTGACCGGGAGCGTTTTCGACCATGCGGTAACTTGCTCCGCGATCGGCGTCAGGTGACGCGACGGCTCAAACTCAACCATCGTCTCATCGAGGTCGATCATGGCTTTCCTTTCGCGGGCTCTTTGTTCTCGGCGGTGCCCTTGCTCTCGGCGCCGCCCTTTTGCTCGGCCTCGATCTCGGCTTTGCGATCGAGCTCGGCGTAAAAGGCGTCGACCGCGCCGGCGCAACGGCCGCGATAGAGTTTGACGTTGTAGTTTTTATAGTCGTCGGCGTTGTTGCCAGCGGATTGCTTGGCAACACTGTTGATCTCGTTGGGCGAGCCCGAGAGCACGGCCGCAAACATATCGTAGGGCGTGGTGCCGTGTTTGCTCGCCTCCTCACTCCGTTTGAACAAATATTTGGAGTCGTCGGATAGCACGGTGACGGTGTTTGCCGGGATGCTCCCGGTGCCCGCGCTGCCGCTTTGCTGATTCTGGCCGGTCATGATCGCTCTCCTCTGTTGCTGTAAATCAATGGGCCATGCGTTACCTCCTCATGCTCGCAAACCACGCGGCTTGATTGGCGAACGCGCTACCATCGGGCGCAACAATGCGATCGGTCGGCGATGCGATGACCGACGACACAGCGATACCCGCCAACGTGATCGGCACTAGCGCGCCCTGGGCCGGTATCCTCCACGCGATAATCTGATGCTCCTCGACATACGATTGCTGCCCGGCCTCATCAACCAGGTGCAACACGCGAAAACCGGGATACGCCGGCACGATCGGCCAACCAAAGAGCTCCGGTTGCATCGCGGTATTGCCGAGCGATTGCCCCTTGTCGTTGAGCAACGCCCACTGGCCGGGCGGCGGCGTCTCGCCTGGTTTCGCGGCCGCCGTGATCGGGCGCCACTTCTCGACCATCGCGGCATTGACGTAATACCCGGTGTCGGTCGGTATCAGCATCATGGCTTGCGCGCCTTGCCTTTGTCCTTGGGCGGCAATTTTATTTGCCCGGCCATGACGAGGAGCACGAGCGCGACCAGGCCGACAAGCGTGGCAAGCGCAAGCAACACGATCGCGGCGGCGTCAATGGTCACGGCCACGCCCTTGAACCGAGAACACGGCGCCGCCCGGCGAGCTCGCACAGAAAATCAACCACGCCGAGGTTGTTGCTCAATTTCAAGAGCTCGCGAATGTGCCGCATTGTTGTGCTGTTGCGCCGAATTTTTGCCACAAACGCAAGGTCGCATTGTCGGCAGTAGGCAAGCTCGGCCTCCTCGCGGCTGATGCCGAGGCGCGCGGCGATCGCGTCGAGGCTTTGACCGCGCCGCACGCACCGCACAATGCCGGCGCCGCTGATCGCCCGGCTCATATAAACGCCTCGTCGACGCCCTCGGCAATGCGCGCCTCGCCGCCACGCATGGCCGCCAGGTCTTTGCGCGCGATCGGCTCGGCAAACGTCATCGCGAGCGCATCGCCATCGTCGGGTGACGAGAGGCCGCGCCGCTTCATGTCGTCTTTGCGCTCAAGCTGGATGCGGCCCTTGTTGTCAAACCCATACTCGCGCCCGGTGAGGTCGGCATCGAGCTCGATGCAATCGTCAATGCTGCCGGTCTTGAGCCATTCGCGCATCAGCCCGTAACACTCGGCGATTTTGTTGAAATAATCTTGATCGTTGGCCGCCTTGCCGCCGGCTTGCACCTCGCGCACCGGATAGCCCATCGCCCGGCATCGGTCCACCACGCCGCCGCCCACCCCCGCGCCGTCGATAAACACGGCATCGGGGTTGTACCGGCCTACCAGGTCGCCGATGTAGCCCGAGAGCTGCATCGTGTCGACGCCGCGATACCGGAGCGGCTTGATCGTCCTGGCGTCTCGCCCTTGCCGGAACCGGATGACGCTCGCATCCTCGCCGAACCTCGCCACGTCGACGGCCATAACGAGCGGCGCCGCACTGTCGCGCTCGATCATGCGCCGCTTGGCCTCGTCAACGATCTCGCCGGAGATAAACTGTTTGTCGCCGGCACGAGGGAACACGCCGCGGACACGGATGCGCGCAAAGTCGCTGTCCTCGCCATAGTCGTCAATCCATTGCTGCAATTGCACCTTGTTCGATACCCGCGCCGTGCGACTGTCGATCTGCCGGGTGAGCCACCGGGAGCGGAAGCGGCCGAAACACTCGCGGAAACGCCCGGTGTTGCGGGTCGGGTTGCCGAACACGGCCCAAATGATCTCGGTGCCCTCGTCGGTGAGCGCGCCCTCGGCCGTCTCCCATATCGCATCGGGTATCGCCGAGCCCTCATCGAACAACAGGAGGATGCGCCGGCCCTTGTTGTGCAAGCCCGCAAACGCCTCGGTGTTGCGCTCGGACCATGGCACGAGGTCGATGCGCCAATTCCGCTCGTGCCCGGCCTGGCGGCTGAACATCGCCGTTGCCGTGACCTCAAACATGAACCCGCAAACGCATAGCCGGTGCCATTTGGTGAGCTCCGGCCAGGTCTTGGTGCGCAACTGCGTGTCGGTGTTGGCGGTGACGATGCCGCGCGTGTCATCGAACGTCGACATAGCCCACAGGATGAGCCACGCCACGAGGGCGCTCTTGCCGATGCCGTGCCCGCTCGCCACGGCGATGCGCAACGCCACGTCGACGGTGAGGAGGTTGTCACGCACGGCGGCGAGAATGTCGCTTTGCCACTCGTCGGGACCGTCAAAGGCCTCAAGCTCGCCGGCGCCCCAGGGGAACGCATAGCGGACAAACGCGAGGGGGTCGGCGCGCATCTCGGCAACGTCGGCAAGCACCTCGCGCTCGAAATCTTTGCGCTTGAGGGGCGCCGGCCCACGGATACCCACCACAAGCCCACCAAGTTTCGGCTTTTCCCTATGAACACGGCGGATAATTGATCCGCCGCGCCTATGAGCCGGCGATTTTTTCGCCGCTTTCGCCGAGCTCACTTCGCCGCCGCTTTGCGCTTGCGTGCCGATTCAAGGGCGCCGGCAAAATCAATGTTGCCACTGTGCTCAACGTCGATCTTGTCGCGCCATTCCTGGGGCTTGCGATTCTTGAGCCAAAATATCCCGGCTGCAACCTCGGGCGCGTGCTGCTCCTCATAGTCGACCACCTCGGCCGAGCCATTCGCAACCACAACCTTTTGCGTTTTCGCTCTGTAGCCGAGCGCACGCTGATAGAGCGAACGCTCGACCGTCGCATCGGCGTCAACTCGCGCGGTTTTTATGGCGTCCGAGAACGCGTGGTGCTTGGTTTGCCACAAGGCAATCGTTGAATGTTCCACGTCAAACAATTCCGCGAGGTCATCGAGCGTTGCGCCGAGCGCGGTGGCTTTGCCGGCCATTTTGGCAAAGCGGGTTTCATATTTCGTAGGCCGTCCCATGTCGCGGGAGGTTACTCGGGTTGTGCGGTGGCTTGTTGTTGGCGGGTTGCCGAATGACAAATTTCAACGCGGCGTTTGAGATCGGCGTTGAGCGATTGCAGGATTTGCGCGGAGGAGCGTTTGCGATCGAGGCCGAGGTTGACGAGCACGGTGCGCACGGTTTCGCGGCTGCATTGCAAGATTTCCGCGCATTGGCGCAAGCTTGCGCCCTCGTGGTGCAGGGCTTGCACGAGCTCGTAGAGCTCCGTCTTGCCTATGGCGATCATTGGCCCTCCGGCTTTGATTGTGCCAGGTTGCGCCTGGCCTCAATTTCCACGAACAGGCGCCGCTTGTAATCGCGGGCCTCCTCGCGATAGGTGGGCGGTATCCCGAGCTCGATACCCTTTTGCGCAATGCCCTGGACGGTGAGCCACCATTTTTCGCCGGAGCCGCTTGGTGTTGCCGTTGGGGTTTCGGGGGCTTGTCCCCCATTCGGTTTTGAATCCTGTGGATAATCCTCGCCGCTGTCTCTAGTTCTCTCAGTAGACCTTATGGTTTTAACTGCAACTGCAAATGCAGGGGGGGGTGTTTGCTTGAAATTTTGGTTGGGGGTGTGCTTGCCTATTTGCTTGGATAGTTGCTCGATGGTTTGCTTTCC